TGTGTCATGGATGTTTACCAGCCCATTGGCATCGTCAAGAAGATCGATCGCCGCCTTCTCTGTCGCCCCGTAGTCCGCGGTAATATGGCCATCCAGCGCAACAATCCTTTCGTTGATAGAATCCGCCGTCGGACTTCCGGGTATCGCGGTGTTAAGCGCCGTATCGACCTCTGCGTTGATCGAGGCAAGAGCCGTGGCATTCCATGTTACATTAGAATCAGACTTCGGTACTTTCGCGAGTTCTGCAGCCGTAGCCAGCGCCGATGCGGTGATAGCGTCCTGCGCCTCGCTTTGCACCTCAGCGTCCCAGGCGGCATTCCAGGGGATGGCGGTTAAGCGTGTTCCAGTAATAGGCAACCCGCCCGCTGCATCAGGAACGGCGTCGGGAAGACTGTTGATCGTGCCCGTAGGAGAGGCAACATTGAAGAATTTTGTGAATGCCGCCACGAGTTGCGCCGCAGTGCCTGTGATAGCAGCCCCAAGTATTTGCGCAAGATTTGCCTTGACAACGCCAGAGGCGATATCAAGCTGACCTGTGCCGGTTCCTGAACTTAATAGGACGCTCGCGCCGAGGTCGCGCCCCGTTTGCGTAGTGCCTCCAATCGCTTTTGCATCAGCGGAAAAATTGCCCGTCCCGTACTTCGCGTCCCAGTATTGCGCGGAAACGATATGTATCTCATGGAATACGGGCAGATGGTCGGTGACATAATTTATCGATAATTTCGCATTGCCGAGATAATTTAATTGAGCCGCCGTAAGTTCGAGGTCATAGTACCCGGCATCGTCATTTGTGACGTGAACCATGTCATTGTTGCCGCCCGATGCAGTAGCATTGGCATCAAGGACAAGCGTGGGAACGCCGCCTGTATCGACAACCAAGGTTAAATGCTCGTTCGTTGCAGTGAGAGCAACTTCCGGCGTTATCCCGTCGGTCTTGTCCAAAAACGGGCCGACAGTGATTCTCGTTGCCGTATTTGTTTTTAATTCAATAGCCATTTAGTGAATCCTCTGTCTATAATTTGCCATAAATACGGGTAATGCCGCTGCCCCGCCTGCTGCTGTTCCAAGATAAGCAACACCCATTACATCAACTTCTCTCGAAGTTCCGAGTGTCCAGCCATCATTATATGTTCCAGAATTTACAAGTCTATATGTAAAGTTTATTGCTGACCAATTACTCGCATCTTCTTCTTCATATATTTGCGTCCAGTTACCATCAGGAGTAATTGTCGATGGATTTTCGTTATTCACTAATAGCCCTACAATAACCCCTGCTGCTGACATGACAACATTGCCATGATGAATATCCGTCCCAGTAACTTCAGCACTGTTTGAATCCTCTACGGTATTAACTGTTACCCCTGAAAATTCAGCAATCCCCATCGTAATCCAATCGTACAGGGCATCATCTGTATCATTAAAAGTAACCGTGCATGCTCCAGTATCTTTTGCGATACAAGAGAATATGGCGTGGTCTTGACTGCCATATCCACCTTGGTGAACATCAAGTGACCATGTATTTCCTCTGGAATCAGTTAAGTCGGCTACCTTTATTGTATTAGCCGAATAATCACCCTTGTAAAATCCCACGCCCACAACAAGAAGGTTTCCTTGAGTGACATTCCCTGGAAATGCTACAGCAAGGGATTGCGCGTGCGCTCGATTACCTGTACCCTGCACATATGCTACCGCCATGTACGTACCTCAATACCGCATGAAATAGGTGTCTTTACGTCTACTTTAATATATTTGTTCAAGAATCTTCCCCCTACTTTTGGGAGTCCATCACCTTTATTTCCCTTGCCCTTGCCAATCGTAATACCACATACAAACTTCCATTTTATACCATCATCTGAACCATAAACATTTATTTCACTATCCACTATGGATTTAACTAAATCTGCATCATCAATAATTGCAACTATATCGTATTGATTACCCTTTACTGTTTCTATTGATGCAGTTTCTCTTTTATTTGCTGTTTCTAATTTTGTTAATGAGGCGACAACTTCCATTACCTCTTATTAAACCTCCATCTTATATAGGTGTTCATATTCATGTTATTGTGCAGACCTTCCCTTCACCGTCTTTCCCTGTTTGATACTTTTTTTAAAAAATCATTGACTTTTTGCCAAATAGTCTTGTCCGTATACCGCTTGACTTTTAAATCTTTTAGCAAATTCTCTATAAGTTCAAGTTTGTTTTTTATATTTTCGTCCTCGGACATTAAAGGTCGAACATTTTTTATAATTAACTTCCCTTTCATACCGATACCACCTCATATGAAATATTGATGGATACAGATGTCGCCGACGGGAGGCTTAAAACAATATCTTCGCCTGCTGCCCCATATTCAAAATCAGGGAAGCTCGAAAGTAGTACATACTGTCCGCCTGATTTCGGGTTGTGGACGCTGCCGACCTGGGTTACACCCACCTTGAGAATAACCTCGCCGGAGATGTCAGCGGAAACAGACAAGATCGCCTTGTATACTTTCACGCGCTCACCGGCCGCGATCGTGACGAGTGTTGTGTCGCCGGAAGCCGAAGCAGCAGCCCGCCGATTTGTGACCGGTGTCCCATCGATCTCTATGTCTGCGATTATATCGATGGCATTGCTCGGTACTTTGTACCAGATTCCCGAAAGGAGAAGATACTTAGCTCCCGTGTCCAGCTCCTCAAAGGTCGATCCATCCCACACCCCGGACGTCGGTTTTGTGTCGGTAGAAAGGCCAACAAGGCGGCTCTTGTAACATTGTGCTGATTCTGTAATGTCTTTAATAGCCATACTATTTCACCAGCCACTTGTCCCGCCAATCCGTTGAGGAGCATTTATCTATCTTCTCCAAGATGGCCTGGGTGATGAAGTCCTCCGGAAGGATGCCCTGGTTGCTCGCACAAAGTTCAATTTCTTTTGCTGCAACTTCATCAACCGTCACGTCGTAGTTTACGAAGGCAGCCTCACTTGTTTCTTCTTTTTTCTTTGTTGCCATACAAAACCCCCTTTTTATTATTGACCCGAAGCCGCTCCTGGGCCTCCGGCGTTCATCATCGCCTCACCGATTGATCCTTGCTCAACCGGCCTCTGGAGTACAGGACCGACCTTCGCGGCCACGTCCGCCTGGGCCTGGTCTTTCTGCATCTGTTCCATCTCCGCCTGTTTCGCGGCCCTGGCCGTGCGGATCTCCCGAACCTTGTATTCCGGATTCATAAAGATTGTCGGCGTTCCAAACCGTTCTGCGACACCGCGGGTAATCTTGTCCAGGTCGAAATTGTCCATGACCGACGGATCGCGCTCCGCGAGAGGCTGGACGAACATGAGTGCCTGGCCGGCTGCCTTCGTTTCGAACGCCCGCATGGCCATCGCAAGCTTCGAGATATACATAATGTCAAGGCTCTGGCCGATCAACGCACGGGGAGGCGGGGAGAGATACGATCCCAGCTCGTCGCCCCGCATCATCATCCAGAACACGCGGGCCAGCATGGGGTCAAAGAGTTCGGTCTGGAGACGCCCCAGGGTAGGCCCCAGGAGGACAAGCCGCTCCTCGACCAGCTCCAGGACCTCGGTCGCGGTTTTCGTACGTGGTTGCTGCGCGAGCAACGTAAAGAGATCCGCGAAGAAAAGGGACATGATGAAGTCGCGCCGCTGGTTCTCATAGGCGAGATCGTATTGTGTCACCTGCGGCCCCGTCATGTACTCAGGCTTTGCGCCAGGCTTGAAATAGGTCACGCCCCCAGGGACAAACCGTTTCGGGTACAGGGCCATCTCATCTGGAGCCAGGATGGGCGGATCAGCGCGCTTCTGGTGCATTTTAATGTCGGACTTCGAAAACTCGTTGACCATCTTGACCTCGGCCAGGGCGTCGATCCCTGGGCCGGCGCCATAGACCTGGCCGGATTGCTTCGCCCAACGCGGCGTGAAGTAAGGAAATTCCTCGAAGCCGCCTTCCTCAAGCTCATTCTTCTGCACGCGCTCCACATAGAGGGACGCCCAGGGTTTATGCTCCTTGTCCCAAAGGTCGGGATTCCTGTCCGTCCGCGGATAGACCGCGTGAAGGACCTCGACCAGCTCCTCATGGTTGCCGGCGTCGTACTTTTTCCGGACGTCCTCCGAGCATTGATCACCCCAGGCCTGCATGCAGCCGCGCACCGTGAGGAACTCGGACCGGATCACCGTATCGACTTCGCCGTCGGCGTCCTCCTCGATCACACACCGTGAGACGTCGAAAGATTTGAAGTTGAGCAGCCGCTTTTTATTGCGCCTGGTCAACACGTTGCCGAGATACATGACGCCCGTCCCGAAGGCGGGGAGATCGATGTATGTCTCATGAGCGCACATGGCGAAATTCGACGTGTTGATCGCGTCGTGCATCCGTTCCGATGTGTCCCGCAGCCAACCCTTGACCTCTGTCTGGTCCGCGAGATCCTTGCGCTTCGTCGTCAGCATGAACCAGGGAGCCGACGGGTTTGTTAGGTGGCCGTAGAGGCCATTCGCGCATATCTGGAGAGCCTTAATCGCCGTTCCGTCGTACACGCGAGCCATGCGCTTCTGGCCGGCTTCCGTTTGCGTTGTCACCGTGGCCCTGTGGGGAAGCATATAGTCACATATTTCCTGGAGCGTAGCCTTGAGCGTCCCCTTCTTCCCGTCCAGGGTGTCGTACTTTTTCGCGATTGTTTCGGCCTGATCTGTTCTCATAATCACCCCATCAATACTTGCTCGCCCCGTCCGTAGCCGGAAAGGATTCCCTTTTTCAGCGCGATGTCCTCATCTTCGCCGCCGCGGATCTGCCCGATCTCGCCCGCGTACCTTCTGCCCCGTTTCCTTGCCTGGCCGCCGCGGATGAAAGCCGCCCTTTCTTCTGCGGTCATGCTTTCCCAATTCGGAGGGAGTTCCATCTCCGGAGGAACATCCGGCAGCGATGGCGACGGCTGGAGGAGACCATACACAGATGTTGCCAGGGACGTTGCCGCTTTCACATTTTCCGCGGTGAGTATGCCTTTGGCTTCCGGTGCGGGAGTGGGAGCTTCTTGCCCTTCGACAATCGCCTTCCCTTCTCTGGCCTCAGCGTTCGCCTGCGGGCCAGCTTTGGATTCAGCTTGAGTGACCTCTTGCTGGTATTTTTCAAAGTCTGAGACGTCCGCGTTTCCTTCCGCGGGAGGCGTGACTGTGCTTTCCGGAGGAGCCTCGGCACCCATGTTCTCAACGGATTCAGGCCGATAGTTCAGATCGCCGCCCTCCCCGAGCATCTGTTCCTCTCCGCCGAGGATTGTTTCTCCGCCAGCTTCGCCTCCACCCAAAGCCTTGCCTCCGCCCCCTAGCGCGTAGGTCATGGCCGCAGCCATTATTGCGTTTTTCGCCGACTGTTCATTTGAGACGCCGGCAATGTCTCCGCCGATCTTCGCGCCGGCAGCAGCACCACCAGGACCGTAAAGGATGCCGCCAACTACCGGACCGGCCACGGGAGCGATTTGTCTTATGCCCTCTGGTAAGTTTTCACCCAGCCCGCGCGTTGCTCCTTCCACTGCCCCGCCTGGGTCAATGGCTGTGTTGATCCGACTTACTATGTCTGTGCCGCCTTCGCCCTTGATCGCGCTCAAAACATCGCTGCCGCCTCCCGTAAGGATTGATTTTTCAATATTCTCAGAAAATGCCGGTGCGAGTATCTTGCCCCATGATGATTTATTGAGAAAACCATGTATCTGAGAAGCGCCTGGTGCCAATATTTTTAGAATTGAGCTAAGCGAAAACCCCATCTCATCTCCTCCCTAACGGATCGTAGTCCGTACTCTCCGCCCGTTCCCGATACTGAGACAGGGCGAGCGGATCGTAGTCCTCGGTGAAATTCTGGACGGTCTGGAAGATATGGCCGAACGTGGCGACGCCTACGCGGTCACAGGCGAGATCGAAATAGACAGTCGCGTGCCGGTAATGGTCGATCCCCAGGGCCTTATACACATAATGCTGGTCTCCGGAGCGATCGACGATAAGCACCTTGACGATATTCGTGGCCTCGGCGATGTACTCCTCAACCTCCAGGCTTCGGCTCGGCAGCTCGAAGATCCTGGACCTCGCGGCCGTTTGTCCCGTGATGAGGGTGTGTGTCCGATCCAAAAGCTCCGTCCGGTTTCCGACGACCTCGCGTCTTTCGAGATCCCACCGAGGCGCGCCCCTGGCCCCGTCCTGGTAGTCACAGAGAAATACCGAGTACGGCTCAGCAAGCGCAAACTCGCGGGCTTTGTGACGTTCCGGCTCTCCGTCTATAACGGCGCATTGAACACCAAAGCGCATGGCGATGTTGTGGACGTCGTTCCATTCCTTCACGCGGGCCAGGTGGACGATCTTCCGTGTGTGTTCGTTCGGGCGCAGGCCGACGACGACATGGAGCCATGTCCCGACATCAACGCCCATCGCGCACGGGCCGTCATGGGAAATGCTCATCGCGTCCTGGGTGATGCAGCGCTCCAGGTCTCGGCTGGTCAGTCTGTTCGTGGCCTCGACATAGGCGCGTGCCAGCTTCGAGTTGTAAAACTCCTGGGCCGAAATAAAGCCAGGCTGGTTGAGATTTTGGAAGATGTGGAGGATTTCTTTTGGATCGACATACATAGAATTGAGCTGTGATATACAACGGCCCCTTTTTGCCCGGCCCGGATACAGCGGAATCCATTCGCCGCGAGACGGGAAGATCTCCGCGCCGCACTTCACGCAGCAGCGGATCACGCGCCCGTCCTTTGTCTGCGCCAGGCATTTTGGAAACTCCAGCTCCAGGCACGTCTTGTGTCCACAGGAACCACAGGGTATCATCCAGACGTTTTGGTCTGATAGCTGATAGCTGCGGTCAATTCCGTAGTCAGGGATCGACGGCGTGGAAAGCTCTTCAAATTCGCGTACCGTGCTGTGAGAGGTGCGCTCCTTCGCCATATCGATCATATCCTGCTCCATCTCGTCGCGTTCATCAAACACGATCCGGTCGACCGGGATTGATTTCAGTTTGCTTGATGTTTTCCGAAGGCCCTCAATCTGCCTGGTTGACTTCGCGCCGCGGAGATAGAGGATTGCCCTATGAATCCGCTTGATGTTGACTGCGTCTGTTGATTGTACGTAGCGGCCAATAGCCTCGTAATTTTGCTCAATCAAGGGGTTGAAGCGCGCTTTTGAAAAATCTGCGACGTCATCACTGGTTGGGAATAGGTGCAACACACCCAGGGGAAAACGTTTGTGTATCATACCGTGAAGGGTTTTGAGCACAGCGATTTCAGTGAAACCCATCTGCGCACCCTTCATTGTTGCCTGATCTGGATGGTTGTCTACGAGAGGATCGGCCAGATATTCATGCTGTTTGTGGAGAAATAGTCCAGACTGTAGCTGCAAGCCCCTATGAAGCGCCCAAAACCAGGGGGAAACGGCCTCGTTGAGCGCCGGATCATCCAGGTATTCATCTTTTCTTTTTGCCGCCGCTCTTGCCATGATTCATCATTTTCCTAACTTCTACTTGTGCCCGGAGAAGTTCCTGACGCTGCACTTCCGCCACATCGCCAAACAAAACAGGCCCGCCACCAACTCCCGTGACCTGGTGCTTTGTCGCTGGATAATCGCCGCGTAATGCGTGAGTGTCCATCCTGGCCTTTTGCCTGGTCGACCAATCAATAAGGGTTTTTGTGGTTATGACCTTGCCCTCATGCTGGAAGAACTTTGTTGTTTTGGCGTTTAGTTCGCGCTTGAGCTTGCGAACAAGGTACTTAGAAGTGATCCCAGCATCTTCCAGGTCTTGACGCATCGGCGTCATGAGCGCGTCGATTATTTCGTCAGCAGATACGGCCATCAGGAAACCCTCTTTTGTAAGTTATTGTAAACTTATTGTTTTTGATTTGTCAAGGTGACACAGGAAGGTGACACAGGAAAGTGACACAGGAAAGTGACACAGGAAAGTGCCAAAAAAAATATTTTTATTTATTTTTAAAACATCTCTCCTTTCTCTGATTTCTTTAAGAAATACGACAATATAGCAGTAGGAAACCAAAACATTACGCGTTGTTTGCCCCCGTTCTGCATAATTTTGATCCGGTAGTAGATAACCCCAGCAGATTTTAACTCATCCCTCCTTCGCATCAACGTCCTCTTTGAAACGCCGACATACTCCGCCAGGGCCTTCCACCCCTCTTTTGCGTGTTCTGGTTTATCCCCCATCAATCACCTCCCTTCGGCATCTTTGCGATTAT